ACAGCAACATTGGCACTAGTAAGTACTAGTGCTCTTGCGGCAGAGGACAGTAAGACAACGTATAAAGGTAAGATGTGGAAGACGGTTGTATCAGTTAATGCAATGTCTGACAATTCATATTGCAAAGTTACCTCAACTAAGCAAAGAAATGTTACTGCGAATGCAGACACAGTTTATGTTAATTTTAAGCAGAACGGTATTGTGAATTACCAAATTCGATTAGATTCGGAACCAGCATTACCTAAGGTAGATGCTTCTCGTTTAGAACGAGACACAGGCTTTATTATGATTCCGGCTACCAGCTATGTTGGTAAGAACCGTATGAGAATCGTAGGTCAGACCATTAAAGGTAAGACCATGTTCCAAGATTTAAATCTTGCTACATTGGCACTTGCAGTTAAGGCATGTAATTAGAGTTTAATAGGTGTTGACATTTGCGTGGTGGCACCTATTTAGTACCCTCCTTCGGGAGGGTACCTTTTCTTTCGGCTATCAAGAAGCTTTACTTTCACTTGATAAGGATGTATAATAATACTATGGCAGGCATATGTAAATTAGAAATACGAGACGAAGTTAATGTTAGATTTCACGATCTTTCACCTAGTACTCGACGAACTTGCGAAAACAAGTTAAAGTATATGCTTCCTTATGCATATCATGTACCGGCTTATCGGCTAGGTAGATGGGATGGTAAGATTGGATTCTTTACAGCCGCTGGTGCAACTTATTTAAATTTGCTAGATCGAGTATTACCTATATTAGATGATGAAGGATGGAGTGTTGAACTTGTTGACAACCGTGTTAATCATAATTTTGAGTTTGTTCAAGTTACCGAAGATACATTTTCGCATATAGTTTGGCCAAAAGGACATGTAGCAGAAGGCAAGTCTATTGTATTAAGGGACTATCAGGTAGAATGTATTAACAGGTTCCTTGCTAACCCTCATGGTGTACAAGAGATTGCAACTGGTGCCGGCAAGACATTAATGACAGCCGCAATGAGTCTAATGTGCGAGCCATATGGTCGGACATTAGTTATTGTACCTAATAAGGATCTAGTTAAACAAACACAAGAAGATTATGTCAATTTAGGATTAGATGTAGGTGTATTTTTTGGAGACGAAAAGGACGCAGGACACCAGCATACTATTGCAACGTGGCAGAGCTTAAATTCGTTAATCAAACGATATAAAGATGGTAAGAGTAATGTTAGTATTGACATTATTACAGATAACTTAATAGCAGTTATGGTAGATGAAGTGCATATGGCCAAAGCTGATGTTCTTAGAACAATGCTCACAGGACCTTTTGCACATATTCCAATACGTTGGGGTCTAACAGGAACAATACCAAAAGAAGAACACGAATATATCAGTCTAATATGCAGTTTAGGCGAGGTATTACACAGGCTACAAGCGAGTGAGCTACAAGACAAGGGTGTATTGTCTAATTGTCATGTTAAAGTACTACAATACCAAGATAGTGTTGACTATAACAGTTACCAAGAAGAATTATCTTTCCTTACTACAAATAAAGAACGTATAGACGAACTAGCAAGGAAATTTGAATCAATAAGTGAAGGAGGAAACACACTTATATTAGTTGATAGAATTAAAACAGGCCAGATGCTAGAAGAGATACTAGAAGATTGTGTTTTTGTATCTGGTTCTATGAAAAGTAAAGACCGTAAAGCAGAATATAATGAAATTCAAACACTAAACAATAAGATTATTGTAGCAACATATGGAGTTGCTAGTGTAGGGATTAATATTCCTCGTATCTTTAACTTGGTGCTAGTTGAACCAGGTAAGAGTTTTGTAAGAACAATACAGAGCATTGGTAGAGGAATTAGAAAAGCAGACGACAAAGACTTTGTTCAGATATGGGATATTACAAGTAATGCAAAATTCTCTAAAAGACATCTTGCAAAGCGAAAGAAATTTTATAACGAAGCAAATTATCCATACGAAACACATAAGGTAAAATATTAATGAACATTTTAACAGTAGACAATAACTCATATGATTTAGACAGGTTGCCCACAGAGGTAGATAATGATTTACGATATAGTGTGTTAGACTATAGCACCCCTCAAGACGTAGATTATCTTTTTATTCCACTTGTATTTTTAGAAAGTTTCTCTTGCCCTGCCGCAGTATTGCGTATAGGCGAACATGAAATTAAAATGCCCTTGGATTGGAGCTTAGTAATTGGCGAAGCAGATCACGGTGAACCAGAAGTAGTAAGCATTATGAGTTTAAATGACAGAGGATTTAGTGCATTTGAATTTAATCCTGTAAACGGATATAAGGCTAACTGGGTTCCGGTAGAAATTGTAAATGTGTATCAGGAAGTAAAATGGTATGTTCCTAAATTAAAGTTTGGGCATATATTAACAGTTCCTCTTACGGCAGGTGAGAGTGCACCTTGTAGTTTCTTCCTTAAAGAATCATCAAAGGTTCCTGAGGTACTTGATCTTAATAAAATTTGGTTTTAAATAATATGCCTGCAAAGAAAAAAGCTACCGCAGTACACAAAGTTAATATTCATGAAGTTATGAATGCTATTGATTACCGCAACGGAGACTATTACACTAAGTTAGATGACGAGAGTAAGAAGTCGGTTAGCACTTATATGGTACAACGGTGGGCAAGCCAAGTACAAGGTCAAGCAGAGATACAAGAACATTATTTGTTAATGGTTAATGATCTAAGTAATGTTGATTATATTGCTACTACTAGTGCCCATGAGGAATTACGTTATAGAGTTTTAGCATTAGTTGGTTTAGGCAAGAAAATGAGGCATGAATTTGTCCCTCCTAAAGGTGCAAAGAAAGATAAACTTAGAGAATGGTTAATTGAGCTATTACCTAATTGTAATGAAGAAGAGATAGAATTATTCAGAGAAATCAACGGATCAGACGTTCTTAAGGACATTGCAACGGTTAAAAACACACCAGATAAAAAATTGAAGGATTTGTTTAAATAATGGTAGTAGAATCTTACCAATGTAAGTATTGCTTGAAAAAGTTTGCAAGAGAACGCACTTTATCTAGCCATATGTGTGAAAAGAAACGCAGATGGATGTGTATAGATGAACCAGCTTCTAGGATTGCATTTCAAGTATGGTATGATTTTATGAAGTATGTGAGTCCTCAGACTAAAAAAGAAAGAACTACTGAGGATTTTATTCGTAGTCTTGACTATATTGGATTTATTAAATTTTCTAATTATATAATTGAGCTCAGACCGACAGAAACACAAAAGTTTATTAAATGGCTATTTAAACATAGTGTTAAACTAAGTAACTGGACAAAGAAAGGAACATATTCTCTTTATATTCAGGAAAGCAGTAAAACTGAAACAATAGAACGTGCAGTAGAACGCATAGTGTTATTAATGAAAGCATGGAGCGAAGAAGACACTGATAGATTTTGGGAGAACTATTTTCAAGAAGTACCAACAGCAACAGCCATGAATTCGATAGTCATGGGAAGAATAAGTCCTTGGATACTTTATTCATCAGATGTGGCGCAAGCCTTACTTGATAGAATGGAACCAGGGCAATTAGATGTTATAGCAAGGAGCATAGACACAGAATGGTGGACAAGAAAAATAGCAAAAAGCCCAACCGAAGTGAGTTGGTGCAACAAGATACTAAGCTTCAGACCCATGTAGCAAACCTTGAAACATTAGAAAAACGTATTATATTATTTGATGAAAAGTTAATCCAACTTTATAAAGAGATTCAAGACATGAAAAGTAAACAAGAAGAATTGATTAATATTGTTAAACAAGGTCTACGATGAGTAGACCTGATGTAGATATTGACTTTGGAAATAGGGAAGAGTTATTGCATGTACTTAACGGAGTACCAGCAATGATTACAACTGGGCATGGCGCTACTAAACATAAGACAGGAGTTTATTTTCACCCAGTACCTATTAATCCGTACACTGGATGGTGCAGTTTAGATCATAAAGAAGCAGAGGAACTTGGATTTTTTAAATTAGATTTATTAAACGTTAGTTTTTATTCTAAGATCAAAAACAAAGAGCAATTAGATAGGTTAATTGCTAAGGAACCAATATGGGATCTGTTAACTCATGATGAATTTTCTAGCAAGTTATTACATGTTAACGGACACGGAGAGATACTCCGTAAAACTAAACCATCTAACATTGAACAACTTGCGGCAGTACTAGGAATGATTAGACCTGCAAAAAGGTACCTAGTTAATAAAGAGTGGACTCAGATTATGAAGGAAGTGTGGGTAAAACCTACAACCGATGAATATTTCTTTAAGAAATCCCATGCAACGGCATATGCAATTATGATTGTAGCACAAATGAATTTATTGTGCGAAGAGCTTATTCCATCTTCTTAACAAGACTGATTTGACGCCTTTTAGTCCTTTTAACAATTACGTTTTCAAGGCTAGTTAAGTGACCAGCAAGCATCTCAAAATCTTTTGTAGCATATGTTTGTAGGGCATATCCGAAAGTCTTCATAGTAGCCTTTAAAACAATGTTAATTGGTAGTAAACGATTACTTCCCCACCAC